GCTTGCCATTTAACCATTGAAAAATCCTCCTTTCGTTATTTTGGTGGAATAACAATCGATTGAATAGAATTAGCAAAATATAATCGGTCATATTTTGCGACAATTTGCCCTTGCTCGGCGTTCTGTTCTATGGTTTGGATACGTCCGTTATTTAAGCCGTAAATCACGCCCGTGTGACCATATGTTGGGTCTACTGTCCAACCTGTTCCCCATTGGCCACCTCGTCTAATATTGACGATTGCTCCTACTACTAAATCTTGATACGTTGGATTTTGGATTACTCGCCAACCTACCGCATTCCAATCATATGCTTCACCAATATCTGCAGCAGATGATGTATCACCAATTACATGTGAAAAGCCATAAATTGTTCCTGCACCTAAACCACAGCCGCCCATAAAACCAGAATATTCGGCTGGAACGGCATAACATTGCCCATTACCAAGCCATTTGCCCATTAAGGTCTCCAAATGTTCTATGCCAGCTTTTCCTGTTGCAGTAGAAGCTTTCAAATCTTTGAATTTGTCATACCATACTTGTGCATAGGTTTGTCTTTCTGGATGTGCTGCAGCTGGACGTTCAAAGTTTAATTCAAACGCATAAGCAGCTGTTTTAGGCGAGCTGACAACTTTAAATTCATCAACTGTTAATGGACTTACTTGTCCTAACCATTGCCCATTGAACATACACCAATTAATTAATTGAGCTTGGGCTAATGACGTCCTATAGTCTTGTTTGATACCTGCAGCTGCGATTAAGCGTTGTACATATTCTCGGCCATTCCAAGTTGGTGCGCCTACCAATGGATATGCTGAACCGTCCCATTGAACCCATCCGTAAGCTGGACCGCCTATTTGTTCGGTATCTGGGTTCATACTTGGACCAACTTCTCCTTGTACATTTCCGAGGATACCTGCAGCAGCTGCTTTGCTGTATCCGTTAGCTAATAGGTAACTCCATAAGTCCCAAGCAAATTTATCTGCATCGCTTGTAACTTCTGATGGATAACCACCTGTACCAGCTCCAGAACCACCACCACCATTTTGACCAGGGATAACTTCTTTGCCATTTAAAAATAACTTTTTAGCGTGAATCGTACTATCCTGACCATCTATTCCAATAAAATAAAAATCATTTCCCAAATGAAATTGCTGTCCCCCTGCAATAGCTATTCCAGTACCTTTTTTATTAGAAAAACCAATAACGTTGGTCTTTGGATCATCACCAGTTATGAGAAGTGAGTTACCATCTTTTATAACTGGATTTCCGTTTTCATCTCTTAAATCAGGAAAAGGATTTCCTTTCGTACCAATTGTCCCAATATGACTAGAGCCATTCCAAAATTCCATCCCTTTTTTAGTCAATTCCATGATTTTTTTCTTATTGTTCCAAATTTGCAAAGCACCAGCTACTAATTTTAGTACATCGCCTGTTGCATTATTAAAGCTTGTTTGTAAAACATTCGCGTTAATAATGCCCACTTTAATAAAATCAGCAACGATTTCTCCCTTAGAAGTCATAGCAAGTTCGAACGGACCATTCACGCCGTTGGAGGAATAACCCAAACCATTTAAGTTCCAGCGCCACACACGTTTTGCAGTAGCTACTTTGTTTTTGTCCATGATAAGAATTTCAGACGGGGCTTTTTCTGGACGAAAAACGACATGTCCACCACTGTTTCCAGTAATCCATGCCGTTGCATTTAAAACATTTTGTACTAATGTTTCTGTCCGATTATCAATTTTTTGTTTTAGCTCTTGAGTTTGATTATTTACTGTTGAGGTGTAAAGTGATAAATCATTCCCCAAAACAATATTTTTAAATTTACCTAAAGTCGGAAACCAAGTATATTCCACCATGCGCTCCGTTACTTCAATATCGACTTCTTTTGCTCGCACATGTACTACATCACCAAAATGCAAAGAAGAAAGCTCTTCGTACATGTCTTCATACTCCAAGGTGTGTTCTAATGCTACCATGCTAATAGTGTGCGTTACTTTCGGTTCATGAATACGGTCTTTATCGAACAATGACTGGCCCCATTTTTTAAGCTCATCAACTGTTTTACATTCCGAATTTTCACGTTTTCCAATTCTTCGATTACTATCATTTACACCAGCAATTTCTAAAAAACCATACGTGATTGGCTCCTTATCTTGGTCATAATCATTGTCTGGTACACCACCAATAAGAAAAAGACTGTTTATAATTGATTCGTCGTCATAGTCCTCATCTATAGCTTCCAAATTAATTCCAAAATCAATTCTAAAACCATTATCTGCTCCAATTTGTTTTACTAATTTCAAATTAAAGTTATCCATCTCTAATTCTCCACCAGTAACACCTGTTAAATTTTGGTTGCCATTGTTAGAACCAATAATTGCATCAATTGGTCCGACTTGTTTTGCTGTAAATTGATGTGTAGTACCGACATTCGACAAATAACTAAACCGTTGCTTAAACGTTAATGCAGATTTTAAATTGTTCATGATTTGCGTGCCATTTCCGTTAGCAGTAAATGAATTAATAATGAAATTCTTATTTGCCATAAAACCAATGTGTCTTGCTGTCACTGAAACTGACTGCAGATTTTTTTTAATATTGTAAATCTCAAAATATTGATATGACCCATCTTCAACTTGTGCCTTTAAAAAGTTTCCCTTTTTTAAGTACGAGCGATATTGGCCATCTCTTGCATAGTTACCATAGAATCGATACGCACCATTTAACACACGGTTAATTTCTGGTAAATCTTGCCAATCTGGCAAAGCCATTCCGTTATCATTTAAATTTTCAGGAATAGCCGTATATGCATAAATAAAATTTTGTGTCATAAATACGCGCTCCTATTCCAAAACTTAGCTTCTGTGAAATTTCCTGATATATTTAATGTATTTTGACCAGGATTCGTTTTTATCCAACTACCACGAGTAAACAATGGTAGCCCTTCTTGTATTACTTTTCCTTTTTCGTTATCAATAGTGACGATTCCTGATTGTGTACGCAAAATCGTTAGTGAGTTACTACCAATATTTAACGTAATATCGCCACCTTTTGAATTAATTTCGATATAAGGAAAAGCATTTTCATCACCGTGATCAGTAATTTCAATTGATTTTGTTTTAATCACTTTTGGTTGTTCGTTTACTTTTCTTTTAAACGGTTGACATCTAAATTCAACGTTAAAGGTATAAAAAACACCCCATTCATTTTTGAATGAAGTTGGTTTACTCATTGTACAAATAGCATCTAAATATTTATCTTCATCATTGTGAGTAATAAGTTTACTTTTACCAGTTAACCATCTTTTGACTGCCGCTAAATTTTCATATGGAATAGTTACATCTTCAATTTCATAATCAAAGGGTTCATAATCATTGAACGTTTCATTAAATTCACCACTTCTTCCGATAATCGAATACGTTTCATATCGTTTATTTGGTAAAACCTCTGACAGCTCATTTTCGATAATGCACCCCATATCACGAACTGCATTCAAATCTTTCCAAATGAAATTTGGTTCATCAGGATTCATAAAAATCACGTTGGAACACCTCCTAAGTCATAGAAAGCTTGCGCACTTGCTTTATAAAGCTTGCGATTCATTCGATCTAACTCACTCGGATTATTTGCATCTACTTGGCCAATATGAACATGTTGCTCAATAGTGTTGCCACCTTTCAAAGCACCACCAATTCCACGAGCTTTTTCTTCTGGTGACAATGGAGTTACTGTTGTCTTGCCGTTTTTAGCGGTTAATAGTTCAGGACCAGCTTCACCAACAATGGCTTGACCATTTAGAATCGTTCCACCTTCTGCTAAATAAGGAATTTTTCCAATATGAAATCCTTTACCGCCAATTCCTGGCACCCATTTAGGTATTTTTATATTATTTAATCCACCAATAAATCCATTGATTAACGTAATCATGGCATTGATTGGGGCTTTAGCTACTGCAGCGATACCTTCAAAAATACCACCAAAAATGTCAACAACACCTTGCCACGCTCTTGACCAGTCTCCAGTAAATACTCCCGTTACAAAATCAACGATACCGCCAAAAATACGCTTAATTGCATTTACGTAATCGCCAATAATTTTTGCAGCCCCATCCATGGCACCACCAATAAATCCTGTGATGAAATCAAAAGTAGATTTTGTCGTATCTTTCAAAACATTAAATACTCCAACCACAATATCTTTAATTACTTTAAAGGAGGTATTGATAAAATCCCTAAACCAACCGATTTTATTATATGCAACTACAATTGCAGCTACCCAAGCGGCAACCGCCGCAATTACTAAACCAATTGGTGACGCAATAAAAGCAATAACTGGAATCAAACTACTAATAGAACTAGCAAGTGTTCCTAAAACTACTAATACTGGACCGATAGCAGCGGCGATTCCTCCAATTACCACAATTAACTGTTTTGCGTTTGGAGATAAATTCGTAAACCATTGTTGTAAATTTTTTAACCATTCAGTTAGATTTTGCAGACTAGGAGCCAATACTCCTAAAATAGTTTGGCCTAAATCATTTAAAATTAATTTGATGTTATTCATTGCAATTTTTGCTTGGTCAGGAGGATCTTGCATATCATCAAATGTTTGATCTAAAGCTCCGCCAGCTTCTTCTAAGGCTTTTACATACTCATCAACTTCAAAACGACCACCTTTTATAGCATCGGCTAAATCTGGACCTGCTTTTGAACCAAAGGCTTCAATAGCAAGTGTGGTAGCAGAAGCAATATCAGGCGCATCTTTTATTTGTTGCATAACTTTCTTAAATTCTTCTCCTGAATTTTTTCCTTCTTTCCCCCAGTTACTGATTGCTTTTTTCATACCAGAAAATGCAATTTCAGTATTAACACCAGCTTTTTCCCAACCAGCAAATAAGGCGATTGCATTTTTAGTATCAATGCCCAATGCACGCATTGGAGCACCATATTTCGCTAAGTTTTCAGCTAATTTGTCTACACTAATACCAGACTTTTGACCAGCAACTGTTAAATAATCTAAAACCTGATTATATTTATCTGCTTCAATACCAGCATCACCCATAGCCCTTGTGACTAATTGAATAGCTCCTTCTACATCAGTTTTATTTACTGTGGCAAATTTTAAAAAATCATCAGAAGCTTTTTCTAATTTTTCACCAGTAAAACCAAGTCTTGTATTTACTTCACCTACTGCAATTCCAACATCTTCAAAACTATCAGGAGCATTAGCTGCTACATTTTTGAATGATTCCTGTAACTTTTCTAATTCTTTCCCTGTAGCTCCAGTTTTAGCCGTTACAGTATCCATTCCTTCATCAACTTCACTAAAAGCTTTTATAGAAGCTGTACCGATCCCTACAATTGGCGCTGTCAATCCAATACTCATTTTTTTACCAACTGACTTCATTTTGTCACCAGTTTTTTCTATTTTGGCAAGTTTTTCAGCTGTTTTTACTGATAAATTACCCTGTTCTTTCAAAGCTTCATTGGTACTTTCCAATGCAGAACGCAGTTTATTTTCACCTGTTTCGGATTCCAATAAACGTTTATACAGCTTTTGTGATTGCTCTGAATATTCACCAGTTTCTTTTACTGATTTTTCGTATTCTTCACGTAATAATTTTGTTCTTTGTTCAGCTAAAGATAATTGTTTTTCTAATTTTTTCTTTGTAGCTGTTAGTTTTTCAGTTTGAGTTGCATTTTTATCCATTGCGGATACCTGGTTTTTGTACTCGGTAGCCGCTAAGTTCATTTCTTTATTAATGTCTTTAATTGTTCGTGAATAGTTTATTTCCCCATTCATCTTAAAATTTAAGACAACATCGGATTCTTTCTTTGACACGTTAGCGCTCCTTTCCTACCACCAAGGACTTTTATCCATTGTCACACTTCTAGGTGGTTCAAACTCCGTATTACTTACTAACCACTGAATATATGACTTAAGCCACAAGTTGGGAGTTGCTTTTAAAAAGAAGTCCTCACTCCATCCCAAAAGAGTGAGAGCTACATATAAATAAAAAGCCCACGGCGTTCCTATTTCCGTTGAGGCTTTTTCTTTTGATTTTTCCTTTTTTTCGGAGTTTGATAATCTTGTGGCTTCTTGGATTTTTTTAAGTCTTCAACTTGAAAATTCTGCTTTGCAAATACTTCCATGCATGCACCATAAATTTCAACAATTGTGGCACTCATACCTAAAAACTTAAAAATGGTTTCTGGCGTTTCTTCCAATCCACCAGTTCTTAGCATGCCATAAATCAACGCACGCATAATTTTTAAATCAGAAGCTGATAAATCTTTTGATGAAATACGACCACCGCTTTTGTTAATCATTTCATTCATATCTGCTTCAAATTTTGAATAGTCATCATCATAAACATCAGCAATATACTCCATTGTTTCCATCGTTAACAAAATGGGAAACTGATGCCCTTGAATAGTAACTGTGGGTGTATCTGAAATAACAATCCCATAATCCGCTAATTTTGCCATTATTCACTGCCACCTCCACGTGAAGGACCTGCTAGTTTCTTCCATTGTTCTTCGTCATAAACAGGTTGTGCGATAAATTTTTCAAATAGTTCAATTGAAGCACTATCCCGATTAGAATCAAAACTTGAATACATAACATTATTGTATGTTAAACCAGTTGAAACAAAGTTAGCAGTTACATCATCAATTTTGGTTTCATCTTCTGCAGTAGTGTATTCTTCATCAATAACATTTGATAACTGCGTTTTAGGATACCAAACAGCTTTTTTTCCACCATTTTCAATATTTCCGATAAACCCAAAGGCAAAATAAGGAAATTCTCGCGCAGTGTTTTTACCAAAAGTCACTCCACTTTGAGCGATTAATCCTTTTATTTCATCCATCACCGCAATAGGAATGCCCACATGATCTAGCGCAATTTCATGTTTCGTTTCACGACTTACGCGTCGGAACATTTTACTTGATGCCCATTTTTCTAAAGCTGTTCCATTTCCTTTAATTCCCAATTTTGTGGCTATTGGCAAACGAACAACCTCGCCAAATGCTGGTTCTGTACCTACTGCATCTTTTGTGGTCATCATGGCAATTAAGATGTCATCTAAGCCTTCAAAATAATACACATCTTGTTTTCCCAATTTACTCATCCTTTCCATAAATCTAATATTTGTTGAGTCATAATTTTTTCAATTTGATCTTTATTTTGTTCAAATGTTCCACTGGCAAAATGTTGCGCTTTTTGATTTACTGTTCCGTTTTCAGCGAATCGCCAGTAAAAGGCTGTATCTTCAAAAGCTACTTGTACTTCATCATCTTTAATATTTACTTTCACTTGATCAACCATGTGCTTCTTTTTTAGAAGCGATTTAGGTATATTGGGTAGTAATTTTTCCATATAAAAATTAGCTGCAGTGGTTAATGATTCTATTGATAATTTCGTCGCATCTACTTGCGAAAGCTTTCCTAAATAGTCTGCCATATCTGCAAAACCATTATTATTTTCCATCTTCAATACACCTCACATATGTGTAAAAATTTGTCACAGTATCATCATTTTCATCGCCTTGAATGCCTACAAAATCAGTGTAAGGAATACCAGCTTCCTCCAATGCATTTTCTAAAGCAATTAAATCCTTTTCAGTACCTGTTGTATAAAAAGAGATTTGATAGTAGGGCATTCGTCTATGCACTTTAGACGATGCCATTTTTTTACCTTGACTAACATTTGAATAAACAATATATGGATAGTCCGTTTCTTTTTCCGCTTTATCACGTGTCACAGGTACGCCTACTGTTTTTAGCGCTGCCCTTAATTTTTCAAAACTAATCGACATAAGCCAAACTCAACTCCATTTCTCGTTTATCCATATTTGTGTAAATACGAGTGATTTTATAGGTCACAGAATCGATTCTAACAGCGCTAAACTTTTCTGTGATAGATTTATCCAATCTCACTTTAATCCGTCTGACAACGTCTGTTTTGGCTTGCTGTGAAAGATATTTTTCTTGTGCAGTTACTCCAATATCTTCGTACCATAAAAGCCTGTTAAGTTTATAAGTTGTAACTACTTTATCGTTCGAATCTGTTTCTTCTTTTACATTTAGCAAGTCCGCTTTCCAACGAAACCTATTCGTCTGCCTCTTCGGCATGTTGAATCACTCCTTGGATGATAAATGGCGTGATCGCATTCAACGCCTTATCTAATTCATCTTCTGAAACACGATATTCATAAGCAATACCAGCAACCATCAAAATTAAATATTCTTCTTGCCCTCCAGTTGCAGTTTTTACATAATTTTTTGCCATATTTAAATAAAAAGAGAGCATGGAATCATCCATCCCCTCTTCAAAATGAATATGTGCTTTGAATTTTTCTTCTAAAGATAATGTTTCAGCTTCGTTATTCACATTAACCACCTACTGGTTTTGTAATTTCATAACGATAAACAGCTGGCTCGAATGGTGAGTAAACTAATTGGCCATCTAACAAGTTGTAAATTTGGAAACCAACTTGATTTTTTCCAGAGAATTTTTCAACCAATTTTTGAATTTCTAACGCTCCAATAACTTCTTGAATTTTGAAAGCAGAAAAATCACCAAAATATAATACTGGTGTATCTGGTTCACCTTTTTTATCTGCTGCATCGGTCCAATCAACTGGATAACCAACTAATTGATAACCAATACCACCTTCTGCTTGCGTGAATGGTCGTAACAATGGGAATCCATCATCTGTTTTCATTTTTTCAATAGCAGTTAAAGCTGCACGATTAATAATAAAACGACCTTTTTTCATTACTTCTGTTACTGGTGTATTTTTAAATTCAATCAATGCATCATATAATTTTTGACCAGCACCTGCAGCTGTTAAATCTACAGGTTTTTCAAATGCAACAGCTTTTTTAGCTAAAGCTCCTGGGTTTTCATTTCCTGCATCGTCGCCATTAAACATATAATTAATTTCTTTGCGAACATATGCTTTTTTCAATTCTTCTACAACAATATCTTCTACTGGCACACCAGACATTTTTAATAGTTTTTTCGTTACAGTTGCCAATGCATCAAATTCTGCTGGATCAAGTAAAATTTCATCAAATTGAATCGCTGTTTCAGTAATATCTGTCGTACGTTCTTTTTTGTTTACATTAGCCTCTGCTTTTTTCACAAGAATTGGATACTTCACATCGCCAGCCGTGCGAATCACCGTTCCGTATTTACGCAATAAGTTTTCTTCTTGAGCATAAGAAATCACTTCGGATGCAATCACTTCTGGTACTGTCACTGAACCATTGCCTGTTTCAATACCTAATGAACGTGCTTCACTTTCTGAAATATTACCAACAACGAAATCGGCAAATGCTTTACGAATTTGTTTTTCACGTTGTTCATTAGACATCGCATTTCTAGCCTCCATTCCTTCATGAATTGTGCGTAACAAGCTATCACGCTGTTCTTGACTAATCATGCCGCCACGATTTTCTTCATTTTTATCATTGTTATTTTCGTTCGTATCTTTCTCACGATCTTCTTTATTTTCATCATCAGTATTATCGGATTTGGCGGTTCCATCATCGCCTTTACCATCACCAGATTCTGAATTATCATCCCCTAATTCAGCTTTAATGGCTTTTAATTCATCGATTAAACCATCGATTTCTTCATTAACTGAATCTAAATCTGCTTCACGCACTTCTCCAGATTCAATTTTGCCTTGTAAATCACTTAATCGTTTCTCGTGACGAGCTTGTAATTGACGTAATAATTCTTTGTTCATAATAAATTCCTCCTACGCTTCAAGCGCTGTTTTGATTTTTTCAATTAATTTTTTTCTAGTTTTAATATCTTGCTTCATTTCTTGTTTGTTTCTTGCTAGTGCTGCTTCTGTATCTTCGTAAGCAGGTAAAGAAACAATAGAAACTTCATACAATTCGACTTCATGGATAGTTCTTAAAACTGGGTCTGAACTATAATCCCAAGTTTCTTCCGTTGGATAAAAACCAAAGCTACACTGATTAATGTCCCCACGTGACATTGATTGAATCAAATCATTGGCAACAGTTGTATTGGGCAACTCAACTTCAAATCGTAGTCCCTTATCATCTTCTTCAAGTTTCAAAGTTCCACTTCTTGTGCGCCCTAATACTTTGCCCCAGTCATGATCGAATAAACAACGAACATCAGAATTTGACAAAGCACGACTGAAAGCTCCAGGCTTAATCACTTCATTTAGGCCTTCCCATAATTCTGTTGGACTATTAAACACCGCCGCATAGCCAGTAACAATCTGTGTTTGACTATCTTCTTCGCTTCTTGTTTTAAGGTTTGTGATGTCAAATGTCCGAATTTCCTGTTTCTTCATTCTTACCACCTCCCTTCAAGTCATCCTCTGTTGTCAATGAGTTATCGGTAGCATTCTTTTTGCCGATTTCCGTTAAATCATTTGAAATATAGACGGCTTGTGTTGCTTCAGTATTTTGTCTAGGAAAACCAAGCATTTCTGCCACATTATCAGGACTGGTAATACCAGTTCGAACGATGTTGTACCCAATATTTGTTTTGGTGGAATAAGGTACAAAGTCCAAAATATTAATTTTCCATTCCACTCGATAACCAGAATTAGGCATAAAAAAAAGAGCCGAGTAATGCTCGCTCTTATTTTTTAATATTGGTTTAATTGCTTTGTTGTGCAGATACATCATTGCTTTTTCAATATCTGTTCTCATTAATGCCTGATAAGTATTTACATCTATTCCTAGAAATTTACCTAGGTCTTTTTTGTAAACACCCAAATAGTTAAGAATAGCTGCATCATCAATTGGGCTTTTTAAAGTATCAATTGAGTATCCTTTGCCCAAAGGAATCATTTTAACTGAATGACTATCATTATCTTGCGTTTCTTCCAACTGATTTAAAATAGCTTTTACTATCTTTTGTTGAGCGCTATTATTTGGATTGATATGCGCATCCAGCTTTAACAAGAAAGCGAGCAAACCGCCTTTCTTATATTTTTCTGTCAAAACCTTTTCAGCACTTAAAACACCTTCTAGTGTGCTTTTTGCAAGATCAATAATTCCAGCACCTTTTAAGAAATCCACACCAATGTTTTTTATATGACGAATCATACTCCCTGGTATTGGTTGGCCATTCATTGAAAATTTTTCAATCAAACGATCATCTAATTTCGTTTGAACACCATATCCTAAATGTAACTGGTCATTATCTGTAATAGGAAAAGCTTCACCATTGATTAACAATGTATTTGTTTCAAGCTTTGCAAATTCAAAACCAGTTAAATAATCATTAGGATTTTTCAATATGTTTAGCAAGAAATGGTTTTTGACTTCTTCGCCATCAGGGCCAATTACTACTGGCTCTGCTAGTGCAACTTGATTAGAAATATCTTGTACCAATTCATAAACATCAGACGATTCCATAATAGAAGAATCGTTAACAAAACGTTGTGAATATCTTGTTACATTGCCATAAATATCTTCAATCCAGCCACGCTTTTCCAAAAATCCATATACAGCATTTGAAAGTCTATCTCTTAGCTTCAAAATCTCACCGCCTTTCTATTATCGATAGATAGAATCTAAATATTCATCCATATCATCTTCGTTGACATCAATCATTTGATCCATTGTTTCCTTATGCGCACAAAGAAAAGCAACAAATCCATCGATCTTTTTCTTTGACTGGTTTTTACTTGGTACTTTACGACCTTGAAAATCCATTTTGACAACCACATTTAAAGCGCAATACAAAAATAAAGGATTATCAAACATAATCCTTTGCTCATAAAATAATCGCTCGGCATCTTCAAGCGGCGAGTTCAATACTCTTGCGTACTGATCAACTTGCACACATTCCAAGCCTAAATTTTCTAATTTTTCAACTAATCGGTCACTCATCGCTGGATCATAATTGACTTGTTGAACATCATAAAAATCCATGCAATCTTCAATAAAATGAAATATTTGTTCTTGGTCAATTAACTTACCATCACAAAATTCAACAAATCCTTGTTCTGCTAATTCAGAATACGGCACATTATCTTCCTTTTCTCGAAAATCAATATTTTCACTAGGAATAAAATATAATTGTTTTACTTTGAGTATCGCTTTTCCTTCGGCATCCCATGTAGGAAAATTTAATGATACGCAAGTTAAATCTCGGCTTTTAGATAAGTCCAAACCAATCCAACAAGGCTCCCCACTTAAGTTTCCTAATTCATTTGTGGGAACCAAACACGGTTCCACTTGATCTTGTTCAAAGAAATTATCTGCACCATTCACAAACACATCTAAATGCTTCGTTAAAAATTCAGCTTTCGAGTGAGCGGAACGTTGCGCAGTTTTAAAGGCTGATTCTAAAGCAGACAAATCAACAGATATTCCCCAGTTAGGATTGCACATTTCCCAAACTTTTTTATCTGTCCAATCGTATCCTTTATTTGGTTCATAAATCAAAACAAAGTTTGAATCATTATCATCACGCTTCAAGACTTCTTTTGCTTCTTTATAGACACGAATACCAACCGAACTACTTCCTTTACCAGCTGTAGAAATATTAAACATTAACGGCTGTGGCAATGAAATTTGTGCAGATTTAAAGTTATCGTACTGCTCCATTTTCTCTTGTTTATGCAGCTCATCATTTAAAACAAAATATGGATTGGAACCTTCTATGTTATCAATGTTTTTTGTCTGAACAATAAACTTATTTGTATAAGCCATATCTACATATAAATAGTCATACGTAATACTTGAAACGGTGCCTTTTGGACCTTTAAATATTTTAGTCCCATCTAATAGCACTGGATTATTTAGTATAGTAGCGGCAAAAGGCTTAGCAGCATACTGAGCTTGCGCAAAATCAGAAGCACATGCATAGCAATCGACAGATAAGGCGCCTTCGCCATACATCGCATACCCCAACGCACCTACCGCTATTAGTGTTTTCCCATTTTTCTTTGGTATTTGTACGTATGCCTCACGAGTAACACGGACTACTTGCCCTTTTTCATTTTCTTTTACCCAGCCATAAATCCAAGAATAAATGAATTTTTCCCATGGCTCTAAAAGAAATGGTTTACCTACCATATCGCCTTTTGTATGAACAATAAAAGATTCTACCCAGTCCATCATTTCATTTGCACGATCAACATCAAACCAAATATCTTTTCGTTTCTTCCATCGATACCAACGATCTATTGCTAAACGAACCGTTTTTGGATATTTCTTAGGATGCTTTCGAACTTCTTTCGCAAATAAATCAGCATAATTTACACCAGGTTCAATCATGTTTCATTCCCTGCCTTTTTACGCCATTTTTTCCGATGTTCTGCCAATTCATCTACAGGCTTTTCTTCTGGCCGTTTCATTTCTTCATCTGCTCTAGCTGTTGAACCACCAGTAATTTGTCTGCCTGTTTTTGACTTATTGGTCAATCCTAATAAATCCAATGCTTTCATTTTTTTATCGGCCCAAACTTCGACTTGTTGCGCTAGTGGATGCTTGCTATTGTTAGTAGCTCCAGCCTTGTTTGTTGTTTTTTGGGTTTCGGGAAATCCTTTTTCTTTCCACAACATGTATTTGTATTGGTAAACTTCAAAAATATCCAAGTATGATTCAATCAATGGATCAAGAGTAATTGTGTATAAATCAGACTTGCGCATAATTTCTAAAATTCGCGTTTTTTCGTGATTAACTTTTTCATCAATAATCGCCTTGCGTTGCGCTTTTGTGGTCATTTTTTATACACCCCCCTTTTATTTTTAAAATTTTTGACCTAACGACACGCGTGACTGCCCCCTACCCTATCCCCCGACAAAAATTTTGAATCAAATTTGATAGGGGGGCTTCATTTTTTAAAATAAGATGCAAAAACTTTTTTCTCATCTGCTTCATTTTCTTCAATCACATGACACTTCGGACATAACAAACGAATATTGTTTGGATCAAGCTTGAGCATTTCGTTCTTCTTGATTGGAATCACATGATGTCGATGTGCTTGCCTTCCAAATACAAAACGGCCACATCTTTGACAGCAACCACCTTCTCTTTCATAGACAAAGTCAGCGACATCTTGCCATTCTTTTGTTCGATAAAATGATTTGTTGTCATGATGATAAACATTGATTGGCTTTTTCTTTTTTCTTGACTTCCTAGCATGTTCTGAACAATAAGCTCCTTTTTCTGTTGTATTAGAACAACCTTCAAACTGACAATAGCGCATTATTCAGATTCTTTAATAATATTGAGAATTTCACCTTTTGCACGTACAGCACTTGGAATCTCAATACCTTTTCGTTTTGCATATTCACGCAATTCTTTTACATTCATTTCTTCTAATACAACAGATTCATCATCAGACGGAACAATCTCATCTTGTTCTTCATCATCAGCAGCACTTGCAGTTGTTAATAATCGTTCGCCTTTTATTCCATCAGTATCAATCGTTACATTCCCAACAGTAATTGGTAAGCCACCAACATATAAATCAGCTTCTTTACTTAGCATTGATTCAGGATTTTCAGTAACTTCAAAATCAGGTTCTTGGCCTTTAGGAACAAACACATTTCTTTTTTCTTCGGTATCCCAATACTCTTTACCAGATGCTGAACTTCTAATTAATACACGCATTGTTTTGTTAATCCCCTTTCAAAATGAAAACTCTACTACACTTAAAACAAAAAAGACTGCATATAAATGCAGCCCTCGTGAAAGGTAGTAGCGCCAATTTGTTTGTCCGAACATTCATTGACGATCTATTTTATTTAAGCGGCTTATGCCACTTATTGGCGTGACAGGAGTCGAACCTGTATGTACTTGATTAAAAATCAACCGCTCTCACCAATTGAGCTACACGTCTACCTAATTTACTCGTAATTTGCAGAAAATTAGAGGAGGAACACCTCCTCTCTTGTATTTTTTTACAAGTAAATATTATTAAGCTACTCTACCAACTTAGAATAGGAGAATTTTACCTCTCACCTATAGGTGGGAATGGTTTACAAAAAAATGAAATTTAAAATAATGAAATCTGATGTCCATATTCGAAATAAGCATCAATTTTATTCCTAATTCGTTGTGACATGGATTTAGCAGTCCCTACTTTAATATCCATTTTTTCAGCAGCTTCTGCATAAGTAAGTTGCTGATTATGGATATAATCAAACAAATCACGTTCTCTCTCGCTGAACGTTGATAACAACTCTTTAAGTTGAATCAACATATCTTGTTTCTCTTCAGTAATAGGGTAATTACGTGCAGATTCATACTGGTTACAATAAATTTCGTATGATATCTTATCCATATTTGTAATATGTTTAGCTCTGCGATATTTAGGTATTTTTTTTGCTGCCTCCTCATCAAGAGGTCGCTCAATTCCATGTTCAAGCCAATATAACGCATATTTGGTAGATGAAATAATTTCAGCATAAATGGACTGTTCCTTTATATCTTCTGCAGTGCGGTCATCAATTGTTTCTAATCTGCCATTTTTTTCAATTTGATACTTCTTCTTTGCAATTCGTCGATGCTGACGACTTGCGTCTTTTAAATCAGACTTATATTCCTGAATCAAAATCTCTCTTCCGTGTTGGTCTAACATCGGCGAATCGCTCCTTCTAATAAAAATACAAAAAGACACCTAACCAATGTGTAAAAACACAATTGGTCAGATGTCTTCTAGTATGTCTAGTCAGACTATATTAAAATTTTTCTTTAATTTTTTGTTCAATAAACGTTACTTTACCAGCATGAGATATTACTTCAACAATTCCATGTTCAGGCAGATCGGCTACTTTTGTTTGCCCGTTGCTAACTAGTATTATAACATGCTTTCCATCAAAATTCTCTAATTCGGATAGTTTGGCTGGCTTAAAGTCCACATAATCCACCTCTGATTATTTTTTCTTCATATTTATCGTTCCATTGGCAATTGCTTTCTCTTGTATGCGACGCTTTTTCTTTTTAATTTTTGATTTTTTCTTACCCATAAATTTTCCTCTTTTCATTAATTAATATCTTATTATTTCTTTTTTTCAGTCGCAAATCCCATGATGATTTGATTCTTTAGATATCGTAATTGCTGTCTGGCATATGCTTCCTCGCTACAGCAAGATAATCTATAGTTAATATCCTTTAAAACCGCTAAATCAAAATTGTATTTGCCCAGTAATTCATTGATTTCTTCTTCAGCTGTTTTCATTTAATTCTCCTTTAGCGTGATCGGGCTGCCATACTTTAAAATTTCCCAAGCGCCATCTTTCATATTGGTTTTATTCATATGATTTCTTTCATCACAAGCTATTGTATAATCGAAAAATAAATCGGCTTGCTCTGATCCATGCAGGTATTCAACATAAACGCCATCGACTTGCCTTCCTATGATATAAACTTCTGGATAACTCATACACTTGAACCTCCTAAATATAGCCCTAATCCCAAAATAAACGAGCATGAAAGGAAATAAACGAGGTCACTGCTTGTTATGTCATTGCCATACACGAAATAGCTCACGGTTGCTTTGGCTACAAGAATCATTATTGCAATGCCACTAAATTTATTTATTGCTCTTTTCCAGTTGAGTTTCATCTATTCACCATCAACTTTCACAGCAAACGGCCAATAGCGCTCATCAATTGCTTTGATTTGATTTTCTGTTAACGTATCCACCTTTTCCTTACATATCGTAAAATCAATTGTTCCCGCTAAATTTAAAAAAGTATATCCTATGTTGGTCGCCCCTTTGTCTGATAATAAAACGTGATATAATGGTTCCTTCTCGACTTCGTAGCCGTTGTCAATGGCGCTCATTAGTTTTACTTTATTTTTTGGAACTGTAAGCCAGCTCTCTATTTTTTCAGTTAAAAACGAGTATTCTTCATCATAGTACCGCTCTAACTGTCTGCCGATGAACGTCATGAAAACAGCACCAGAATTTAACTTAACATTACTGATTTGACCTCTTAAACCATCAAGCCAATCTGCCACGAATTTCTCTTCATGTGAAAATATGACTTTTTTCGGTTCGTCTAGCTGTTTTGCTAAGCTAATTGCTCTTTCGTTGGCATAGTCAGCACCTCTCAAATAATCAAGGCTGTCTGTAGAAACTTCTATGCATTCTAACTCTTCAATCAATTCTTGTTTATTCATCGCTGTTTCCCTCCTATGGATATGCATTTATTGCTTTGCCATAACAAGTAGAATCACATGCTTGATAAGTTAATTGCCACTTATCATTCATATCAATTTTTTTACCGCATTCTACACACCTGACATTCCCATCTTCGCTATATCCGTTTTTAATTAGCCACTTTTTGAATTGCTTATTTTTTTGGCGTTTATTCAACAAGATTCCTCCACTTCGTTAAATCCGCAAACTAATGAGTTCATGTTCCAAATGCCGCCGCCTTCAAGAGCAACTTTTCTTTTGTCTTTCTCAGGAAATTCAAGAATCAACCCATTCACTAATACTGTTTTTACTACTAAAAATTTGTCTGTGTATTGTGGAACTCCTTCACCGATATACTTTACTTTGTCTCCTGGTTGAATACTCATACTCATTCCGATACCTCCTAAAGCAAACCGCTGTCAATCAGCAATACTTCGCCTTTTTCTTCAAGATTTTCTAACTGATTGAAAGCTTCTTCTGCGCCAGTCTTGTCACCCTCTTCTGTATGACTTTTAGCAAGCATTTTGAACGCTTCGTATTTATCAATTGTTTTGATTTCCTCGAAAAACTCTTTTTCGTCCTCTACGTCGCAAACAATATCCTTGTAAAGTTTTAAACATTGTTTTTCATCTTCAGCAGCGATTAATGCAAAATAAGGTTCTTTCATTTCATAAAATTTCATTTATTTTTCCTCCTGTTCCCAAACCCACTGGCTAAATGACTGTAATACTTGAGCTAATTCATCATCATTTAAATCACCATATGCATAAGCTACTTGCTTATACTTCATTTTTCCACCAGTAGTTGATAAAAATCCCATAATTTCGATAACTTCACGTAATCCGTTTAATTTGCATGATTCTTTCAACCAATCCAGCACAACCTGCTGATTTTCGCTGAATTCTGGTTTTGCCATTCTGACTAGCTCTTCCCCGATGTTACATACCGTTCCCCATTCTGGATACGTATCTTCAAATATTGGGTGTGTAAAATTCAAAGCTGTTTCCATAAGAATATTACCCATCTTTTCTAGCTCGCTCATTCTGTTCCCTCCAATAATTCTGGATTTTCGTAGACATTTCCGATGACTTCTTTATTTTCATATCCAGAATATTTGATAGTTTCTGAGTAATAAAAGCCGTCATTAAAACAAAATCTGCAGTCTTCATAAACAACTTTATCGATTTGTTCAAATCGTTCACCAGTCCCATAATTATTCACCGTGACCTTAACAATATCTCCCTCAAAAATTTCAACGCCGTTCAGGTCTTTCAAACCTGTTGATTGCATGAGGACTAAATTTCGTACATGATATGATTTCAATTCGGAAGGTGTCTTCCAATATTCGATACTGTTGACCTTACCACCTTTAGTAAAATGTAAGACAGCTACATCTCTCATTGTGTTTTCTCGCTTATCCCACGCTCTAAATTTTGGAATCATTTTGTTCACTCACTTTCTAATCTACTGGCAATATCAGCAATGACTGGCACTGTTACACTGTTTCCTGCTTGCTTATATAATTGACTATCGCTGTTTACTTCTTTTGCTTTATCAAACGCCCAGTCAGGAAATCCTTGAAGCCTCCAACATTCACGAGGTGTTAGTTTGCGAATTCTAAAATTATTAGTTACAACGGCTTGTTCTTCACCTGTTAATAAAGTGTTAGCAATCCCCTTGCCTACTCTCCCTCTTCTTGTGTTTGAATTAGGATGGCTAATATTTGCAGAATCGCCTGGTAAGGCTTCGGCATATCCTTTTGAGGTTGCTTCCTTAACCATTATTCCGTGTCGGTCTTGAGCGGTTAATGTAAACATTTCTTCACCATCATCTTTAAACCGTCTTCCATTTTGTCGTTTTTCTACTCGATCAGGAGTTAAGACAGGTATTGCAATTTTTGCCCCTTCTCCTTTATTTGTTGTTAGAGTAGGTGCTAAACCATCGCTTGAATAAACTTGACCGTTCATTCCTGAGCCGCTAGGATTCACATTTCCTACCACTGCAATCTTTGGCTCTCTATCTCCACCTTGCATAGTATTTAAACAAGGGCTAATACCATTAACATCGTAAAATCTGTTAGTACTATCGAAGTTAAGCAATTCCCTAGTCTTTTTTGAATTGTTGATAGGTTTTATATTGTTTTTAGCAGTTGTTCCGTTTTTTCTCTCGAAAGGAAATACTTTTCTGGTACATTTTCCTCTAAGATGTCCAATAATGAATACTCGCTCCCTGTTCTGTGGTACGTAGTCTTTAGAGTTAAGCACTTGCCATTCCACATCATACCCGAGTTCATCCAAGGCTCTGAGGATTGTCTCGAACGTAGCCCCTCCTTCGTGGTTAAGCAGTCCTTTGACGTTCTCAAGGAATAAATAGCGTGGTCTGAGAATAGATGCGAACCTTGCAATTTCAAAGAAGAGAGTTCCTCGAGTATCTTCAAAACCTTTTCGTTTTCCTGCAATCGAGAAAGCTTGGCACGGAAATCCTCCACAGATAACGTCAACACTTCCGATTCCCCGAATAAATTCATCTGATATTGTTGTGATGTCATGCATTTCCACCTCTCCTGTTGTGTCATGGATTGCTTTATAGCTAGTTCGTGCGAACTTATCTATTTCACAAAAACCTATGCATTCATGACCGGCTGATTCCATCCCTAAACGGAAACCGCCAATGCCTGCAAATAAATCTAAAAATTTCATATTTCAAAGGAGTAAAGAATTCTTTGTGGTCGACCAAACCTCCACTCCCTTCTACAAATTCACTGACTCTTTTTTATAACCAGCATCAATCAAAATACTTTCAATTACATAAAGGTCTGTTTTCTGCTTTAAACTAGCCTTAAATTTCTTCGCAATATTTCTAGCTTTGTCTAAAGAAACGACTTCATATGTTTTAGCCAGAGCATCCGCAATGATAGCGGATGTTGGCGTATAATAAATCTCAAGCAAAATGAACACTCACTTTCTACGAGATTATTCTTCGATTTCTTCTTCATCATCTTCAACTGTCTTTTCAGGGAAAATGATGTTCTCTTTGTTTTTGCTCCAAGAATCAGCAAATGGCGCAAAATGTTGGCGTGCGATTTCTACTTGATTGATTAGATTATCAACTGAAACATCATGATCAGCCGCAATTTCTTCTAGCGCTTCCCCTTCATCGATCCGATGCAACACGCCACGAACGTTAATCGTTACTGATTCTGGCCATTCGATAGTCGTTGCCTTCTTGATGAATTCGTCAATAGTTTCTTTCGATACTTGCACAGCAACTTCTTCGACTTCTTGCACATCATCGCCCATTTCTAAAGAAGTTTGTTCTTCTTTTAGAACTTCAACTGTTCCGTCGTTATTTACAATATATTCGACATTCGGTTTATTGGTCTGTTTGTTAACTGGTACCTTGTATTCTACTGTTTCTGGTTCGATGGTCGTTGATACTGTTTTGCCTAAAAATTCGTTTAAACTTTCATATTTTCCTTTTAATGAAGCGTTGCTAACCACTAATAGTACTTCGATATTTCCGTTTGATTTAGATGTCACTTTCTTTACTTCTGGTCTGAAATTTACTTGTTTTGTCATGGTAAAACCTCCTAGTAGTTTGTGGCTTGTCGCCAGTGATAGTTAAAATTATTTGTGATGAATGGTTTTTTCTCATTAAGCGGCTTAGTTACGCCTTGTGTAATGACTTTAAAATCATTTGACCTAATAACAACCGCCTCGACTGGATGACCATATTTCATGGCAAACAGTCTAAATCTAAGCTTATTTGATTGATCAATGCCATAGGCACCAAAACTATTTTTTATATCGATCACATGTAGCCAATTGCCATCGTGATCCTTGATGATAAAATCTGGTGAATAGGCAATGCTCGAAATGTTCCCTCCTGGTATTTCGCACTTCTCGTGCATTATAAATCTTGGGTGTACTTCAAAAGGCAGACCGCACATTTTGACAAATCGCTGATAAAACTTTGCTTCTTTTTCCGAGTCAAATATATATCCATCAATCGTGACTTTATTTCCTCGCTTATTCAGGGCTGTTGGTGATTGCATTGTTTTAACTCCCTTTCCTTGGTCGCAGTTTCCGCTCGAACTGCTTTTCCATCTTTGTTGCATTCAGGACATGGAATAGGTGTTGCATAATTAAATCTGTCTTTGCCCCAAATCACGCGCTGATCTTGACATCTAACACACTTCATTCTTATTTAGCCCCTTTCATCCAAGCTTGGTTATCTTTTGTTGCTTTTTCAATTGGTTCCTTTTTAAAATCTACTTTGGTAGATTTTGCTGTATACCTATTCGGTTTTTCTGGCATTATGATGGCTTCCTTTACTTCTGAAACAGTTCCGCCAGATACGATTGTTGCAATAGCTGCTGTCTCTTTTTGCTCAAATAACACAGCATCTTTTAAATTGGCTACTGGTCGACCATCTTTGCCAAGATAGGCTGAAATTTTCACTACATACGGCATTGAATGATTCCCCTTTCTATCGATTTGTTTTTAAGGCTTTAAAATGCGTTTTAAGCCGTTTTTCTTTCTTTATATCTATTTATATTCACTTGATTGTAAAACTGCTCTACGCTTAATATATTTGCTAAAAATAGCATTTTAGATGCCTGCTACTCGTTTGTCTGATGTCCCCTCAATTTTCATCACGAATCCTTGTGAATTACTCATGATGCGAGAAAGGATTCTCTCACCATAGGCTTGACTCATTTCTTTACCAGTTAAGTTCGTAGTAAAAATAGTTGCTTTATTCTGCCGAGCTTCTACAATGCGATTCAAGGTGTCGTTATTGAAGTTAGTACTTTTATTCCTATCATCAATTTGTTTAACTCCCAACTCGGCTCCTAAATCGTCCAGAACTACTAAATCTGCGCTTTTGATTTCTGCCATCAAACTACCTGTTATCTCTTTTCTGGCTTGCTCATCATTCATCGCAAATTTTAGCTGTTCTAAGAGTTCCGCATAACTAATAAATAAGCAGCGTTTATCATAGTTTGATTTCTCCAACACTTCCCAAGCAGTTGACATAGCCAAATGACTTTTACCAACACCGCTTTTGCCTGAAAGAATCATATGAATTGGTTTATTCAAAAGAATTTCAGTTGTAGCTCGTTTAGCAATTTCAAAAGCAAGCTTGGTTTCTGTGTCTACTGTTTTGTAAGTTTTAAAGCGACAATTAATTAAATTTTTGTCGGTATAAAGAGAGCTGTACTTCAAGTAATTAATCGCTCTGGCTTTCAAACTATCGTTAAACATTTTCTCTGTTTCAAGGTCTTCTGCTTTTTTGCGTGCTTTATAGCCACATTCCATGCAAGTTGGCGGACACCTATCGGACCCATCTTTATTTTTGGCACGCCACGCATAAAGATTTCCTCCGCACTCTGGACATGGATCAGGTGTGATATAAAGCAATGTTTTAATCATTTTTGAAAATCCATCTGATGCCGACTTCATTCTTTCACTTCCTAAAATCCAAGATCATCGTAATCCGAATGACCTGTATTTGATTTCTGTTGCTTGGTTGTATTCTTTTGCTTCCTTGCCGCTTCTCGTTCATCAACAGATTTGAACCCTCTTTGTTCCCAATCTTTCAATATGGCATTGATATAGTTATAGTTTCTTGCGTTTGCATCAATAGCAATTTCAATAGCTTTAACAATTAATTGTTCAGCATCTTTTTGACTAGCTCCGATTTTTTCAAAATCAGAAATCCAATAATCAAAATCGGTCATAGTTTTAGACGACATCAATCCAAATCCGTTGTTTTCCCAAATTGAACGAATGGACGACCCTTTATTGTTATTATTAATATTCTTTTCATTCTTATCATTCTTTTCATTCTTGTATGTGGACAACTGTTGGACACTTGTTGGACGGTTGTTGGACACTTGTTGGTCATTGACTTGATAGTCATCCCAATTATTTATTGTTATAACGCTGTATTTCGGGGTTGATGAGATGGACAACATTTGCTCGTTTTCAAATTTTTTTAACCATCTCCATAACGTACGCCCGACAATCTGTTGGTCACGTGGAACACCTTCATTGAACTCTTTCTCAATAACGGCGCGCCCTGTGACGAATTGACCGCTGGACACAGCTATCTCTTGACCATTAAAAATAAATCTACTTTCTTTATGACTCGCCTTCATTAAACATAAAGACCAAAGTTTAAACATATTAGCGTTGGTCCAAACGAATGAATTGGTCACTTTTCGATACAATTTTATATATCCAGTATTCATTCGTTATGCACCTCCTATAAATCGTCCATACTGGTAAAATTTGTAATTTTGTTGTGTCCTCTACAATATTCACAAATTCCACAACTAACTGGTTCTTCTTCACCGTTTTTCACTCGTACAACATGCTCGATGTTTTCTTTTAATTCTTCTAATTCGTATATCATTTTTTCTTCGCTAAGAGTGATAAGTTTTGCTTCACTAGGTGTTTGTTTCGAAACAGCTGCAATGAGAGGAAGAAAATTTTTGTCATATTGTTGTCGAAGCAGTTCGCAATAAACAGCCATTTGTAACACGTAACCGAAGCGTTCAATGAAGTTTGCTTTTCTGTTTAAACGTTCATCCCATTTCTTCTCATGCATATCTTTGGTTGTTTTGATGTCTACAAAATACTTTTCTTCTAAATTCAAACAATCAATTTTCCCTTTCCACATTGCACCGCCAATTTCACCAGTGACGATTACTTCTTTTTCGCCTTGATAAATATTTAAAAAGGCTTCTTCTTGATTTAATCTTTCAATCATCTGCTCCGCAATTTGAAAATCTTTCAGTAGACCAAACGGTTTTCTTGAAGAAAACATCTTGCTTTTGTTTTCTTCTTTGAATGCTTCATGAATTTCTGGTGATTCAAAGTAAGAATGAACATAATTACCAACTAGCAATGCTTTAGGATCGTTTTCTGGTGTCCATTCGCCTTTTAACTTGGCAAGAGCTGCAGCTTCACATTCAAGAAATTTTTTATATTGAGAGACAGACATATAAGCTAGGTCCGCTTCTTGTGAATAATAATTTTCATCAGAAAGGATAATCGTCTTCTTCAATCGTTGAGACATCAGCTTCACTCTCTTTCTGATTGGTTTCATAACCAGCCATCACATCTAAAGTTTCCTGAACTGGTTCTTCTAAAATTTGTTCAGCCGTTTTCGTTAAATCTTCTTTTTCAATTGGTTTTGCTTGTTCAATATCGTTTTCTTGCTCACTAACTTTTTTATTGTTGGCAAATAATTTTTCTTCAAGTGCTATTGCTGTATCTGCAACTGGTTCTGCTTCCTTACGTCTGTTTTCATCATATTCGTATTCTGTTGTTCTATTAATCGCATCTGTCAGTAAATCACTATCATCGCTTGTATTGATAAATGTTTTAGCGGCTCGATTGATTACTGTACGTTTAGCCATTTCTCCCGGAAAATCATTTTGAACATTTTTTGTTTTTGCTTTGCTCCAAGATTTGTCAATTTCTTTTTTTGTCATAACGGTATAAACACGTTCGCCATCGTTTTTTTCAATTACTGCAAAAGCACCAATAATTTCATTGTCTTGATTTGCGAAGTCTGGCTCAAATTCTTTAACGACTGTTCTGCCTTTTTCACTGCCAATCCTAAACACATCACCTTTGTGAACAACTTCCGCCCAAATATCTTTAACATTTGATAAACGTTTCAAAACGGCTTGTGTTCCAAAATATGATCGTTGCATTTGTAACTCTTTTCCATAAACAACAAAATAACATTGGGTTTTTGCTGGACTTAGGCCTTGAACAACCATATCTAATAAAGTGTTAGCAACAGATTCTTTTGTAACAACTTCTAAAGCAGGTCTTTTATTTCGATCTTGTACTTTTTGAATTGCAAACCATGCTGATTTTAGAGCATTCGATGCATTGTAATTAGCTGGCAATTGTAACCCATTCTGCTCTAAACCTTTAATTCTGTTAGAAACTGCATCAGTAACGTCTTTTTGTAAAATAATTTCCCCCATCATTGATTCTCCTCTTCTTCGTCATATTCCCATGTTGGCTCTAATGCTTCTTTTTCTTCTGGCGACTCTTGTCTAGCCCCTAATGAATCAAATTCATTCGTGACAATCTACCTCCAATTTACTAATCGATTTTCTTAGTTCGTCTTTCATCTCTGTTATCCTGTCATTTACAGCATTTTCAACTAGTTCCTTGATATCTGCTTGAATTCCAACTATCCCTAAATCTTCTTCTAGCCGAACTTTGTGCCAACGACTATGTCCTTCTTCTCTGAAAAATCCAGACCCCATAAAGTGTGTAGGGATACCAATTTCTATATCTGACATCACTTCTTTTTTATTATTTAAAGCAGGGTTCTTTAAACTCACTAAATATTCTTCCGCTTCTTTGATCTGGCCAATCAAATTTTCTAAATACAGAAGCTTTTTATTTGCAACATCAATTACTCCCATGTTTACCACTCCCAAAATATTTTGGTTTTGTTTTCTTCAAGTTCAACGTGATCAAATCCTTCTGTTTCTAATTGAGATAAAAACGTTGATGTAAGACCTTTACTATTCACCACGCAACTTGTATTACCATTTGATGCTGCAGTTCGAATTGATTGAACAATTCTATTTTGAGCATTCGCTAACATTAATTCGTAAACATCATCACTTAAACCTCTTACTTCAATCATTGCAGTTCACCTCGTAAAAATGCAGTTAGTAATTCATCCATAGATTTTTCATTTGCAGCATCTTCGGCTCTTTCTGCTACGCATTCTGGACAATCACAAGATTCGCTTATACTTAATTGCTCTTTTAGATCACCTACAAGTTTTTGCAAGAGTATAGCTAACCCGATAACTGAACCACAAAAAGCAGTACTTCCTTGGCCTGTTTCAAAATTTGTAGCACATAGAAGAAGTTCAACATTCTGTGCCTTACATTCTTTTTCAAGTTTAATAATCATTCTTTCAATTTCTTTATTCATGTGGTACACTCTCCTTGAATTTGATATTTGTAATTGACCTACTTTGATGACCGTCGAAGTGGGTCTTTATTTTTGTTTTTTTATTTCTCGATCTTCAAGCGCTAGGTCATACATTAAAAGCCAAATGATGAAAGCTGCTATATATAGGTTTTGAATTAATGGGCCAATATTGCCACCTACTAAAAGCCCCAAGCCAAAAACGATTAGCAATGCCGCTATACGTCTTAAGTGATATATTTTTTTCATATTATTTCCTCCCTAAATTTCGCTTGCCCAAGATTTATCTTTTTTGTGATAGAAGCCATCTGCGACACTCTTCTTTGTCGTAGAACTTCCCTTGCTTACTTACTGATCCATGTGGAAGACCTAGCTTCTCCCATTCCCTTATTGTTGTTGTGGATACATTGAAATATTTTGCAATCTCTGTTTGATTTAAGACTCGCTTATCAACTGCCGTATCTCTTCGTACTTTTTCTATTTCATCAACAATAATTCCATGTACAAAATCTCTTAGAGAAGCTTCATTTTCTGGAGTTAAAATCACTTCCACTTTTACCTATACCTCCTATCTAATATCTAATATTTTTTTGATATTCCGAACTTGCTCTTCTGAACGTCTACGACCATGAAGAATATCTGATAAATACGGACTTGAAATCCCTAATTGTTTCGCTAACCAAGATTGGTTTTTCCCTGCACGAATTAGTGCTGCTCTTACTTCGATAGCTAAATCTTGTGACATTTAATTACCTCACTTTCTTTTTTTGATATAATTTCCTTATCAGCAAGTGGTCTGCTGAAATAACTGATAAGGTGGTGGATGATATGAATAGAGTTATAATTAATTTCAAGGTAAAAGAAGAACAAGTATTTTATGAAATTGATCAAATTATTTTAGATGGTAAAACGTTTGATCCTGAAACTATTACTGCCTCTGATATAAGAAATGCAAAATCACTAAACCTAAAAGGTGATGGCCAAAATGTTGCAATTCAAACAGAAGATATTTTGTCCTTCCAATTTTTAGCTGATTAAAATTTAGCAAGCATACGTGCTAATAATAATTGAACTAGCGCTTGAGTCATCTCTAAATCAGCAGGTATTCTCTTGCTAAAATGAGATAGTTGCCGGTCAATTAATTCATCGATTTTTTGAACTTGCGATTGCCCCTTGTTATTCACAGTAACTTGGGGCTTATTTTTGATTTTATCCATTTCCTTCACTCCCTTTCATTTTTAATTTGTAAGCTAAAAAATTAGCTAATTTTATAAAATTCATTGACTTATTCTATAATGTTTTGTAGAATAGGTGCATAGCTAAATAAGACTTTTTAAGCCTAGTAAAACAACACTTTTTACCGTTCCCCAACGATTTTTTAGTTTGTTTCTTGGTTTTATTTGCGAACTTATTAGCTAATAATTTAGCTTACGGACATAGTATATTAAAAAGTTTTGTAGATGTCAAATGATTTTCTACATTTCTTTATAGAAATTTCCGAAGCTTATGGAGGAAAGCTTGATATGACTGTATTTGATAGAGTAAAAAAATTAGCAGATAGTCAGAAAATATCTATTGTCGAACTTGAAGAAAAGTTAAATTTCAGTCGAAATTCATTATACGCTTGGAAAAAAAGTAAACCTTCTATTGATAAATTAGAAGCTGTTGCAAATTATTTTGGAGTTTCAACAGATTATTTATTAGGTCGTGAAGTTTCTAATAAATCAAAGCAATCTGATGATTTAGATGATGTACTGGATAACGTCATGAGTTTTGACGGTGAACCGCTTGATGATCATGACAGAGAAGTTATCCGTGCATATTTAAAGGGTAGATTCGGGAAATAAGTCAAAGGTTGTGCTTATATGAAAAGTATCAAAGAGTTGGTAGAAGAATATAATGTGGAGTTAGTTTTTACTACTTTGAACAAACGCGCATGTTTCGACCCTACCTACGGTATCATATTTGTAAATCAAAATTTAACACCATCAGAACAAGAAGAAGCAATATATCACGAGTTAAAGCATGTAAAAGACCATGTGGATATAATGGCATTGTATAAAATTCCTGTTTTTCGTTCTAAGATGGAAGCTGAAGCAGAACAATATATGTTTAGAAGCTTAATCGAAAAATATGAAGGACAATACAATTACTCAAATGTTATAGCTCATTACAACTTAAAAATGGGACAAGAAATTTATTTGAAATAAAAAAAGTCCGTGCTGGGAACACGGACTTAAACCTCATTTAGAGATTTACTGACAAGCATATTATAACAGAAATGAGGATTAATTTAAAAATGAAAAAAATTGTTATTTTAGGTTTATCATTATTACTGCTGACTGCTTGTTCTAACGAAACTAAACAGGTTTCAAAGCAAAACTCAAGTTCTACCTCAATTACATCTGAAAAGAAAGATATTTCTGATTCTAAAAAAATTAATAGCTCAAGTAGTGAGCCATCAACTATACATTATTCAAGTACACAAACAGATGAAACAACACAAAAAGAATTAGGCGGGTCTACCTATTCCCAAATTTTAGAGACTTATACTCAAAAGTTGACTACAACTACACCTATATTGATTGAAGAACTGCGAAATGAAGGAGAACCTATAAAAGGCAATGTTTCAGCATTAGCTGAGGTTTTAAACTCTAAAATAGGAAAATTAGCAGATATTTCAAATACTGGAATTTCGGAAATGGCAAGCATACAACTTTCTAATAAAGACGACTATTCATTATATGAATCTTGGGCAAATAAACTAACAGATGTTTATACTGCTGAAGCAAATAAGTTAACAGACCTGTACACCGAATTAGCTGCTGTTGACACGGAAATTTCTACATCACAACAACCATTGCCATCTACTCAATCATCTTCAGTAATTGAACAACCTCAAAGCTCTGAATCTGAACAACCTGTATATGACGAAGTACGAAGCGGTGAAGGAGCTCGACAAGTAGCTGAAAGAAATGGCTTAACCTTAGAACAACTATTAGCATTGAATCCAGGCATTGACACCTCTGTTTTTTATCCTGGTCAACCACTACGAATTAAATAAATTAGAAAGGAATATTAAAAATGCCAACTACTAGAACAATGCCCGATTATGGAGAAAAAAGAAATGGTGGCAAAGGAGCACCTCCTCCGCCACCTACTCGCCCTCAGCCTCGTCCATAGGCACTATATACAATTTCACTTTTTTCTCATAATCAATCAAAATATTTATATCATTATTTTTAAATAGAATTTCAACTGCTTCGACAGTTCGTCTTTTTTCAGGTTCTTTTGGTGCATATAATAGTAACTCATTGTATTCATCCGTATTATATTGATAAACATTTAAATAGCCAGAAGCGATATAGTTATTTGCAAAATCAAAAACATAGATGTATTGATGATAAGAATTATCCAACGCAGTATCTCTAATTGCTCTATGTGTAAATTCTAGCTTACCCTTCTTTTTTCTAAGTTTATTTATCCAAGAAAAAAAAGATAAAATTGCTTTAGGTAAAACGAACAACCCAATTACTAATACTAATACAAATGATAGTATTGCAGCCGCAATTTGTTGGATGTACGGTTCCATATTCGACAAATTGTAAGAAATGATACTTTGAGCTAACAAAAATACAGCTAAATTAATAGCTGACAATATTGATACTACTGCTATTTTTTCTTCTTTTTGTGCATTTGATAAAACTAACAAGTCATTACTCTTAATTAAGAAATAGGTAAAATATCCTGTAGCAGTAGATTGTATAAGTACTGCAAAAATATTTAAGTATTCAGTAACCATCATAGAAAACCCCTTTACAATTGGATTACCTCTTCATAGGCCAATTATAACATAATTTCTTCTATAAATCCCCCTCTCTGGCGAGTCTAAGCGTGTTCGATTCATGTTAGGGGCTTTAAAATTTAATAAGGAGGTGCTAGAAATTTGTCATTCCTTCTATTCGCTTGCCCAAGTGGAAAGGATAAGCAATGGCAACTTTTAAACAATATACAAAAAAAGGAAAAAAATACTGGAAAGTAACTGCCTATTTAGGCGTAGATTATTTAACTGGAAAACAAATTAATGTCACTATCAGAAACTGTAATACAAAAAAAGAAGCACAGCTCAAGCTTAATCAAAAAAAATTAGATTTTGATAATGGAAATCTAGCTAACGAGCATACTCGTTTAACCACTTTTGAAGAAGTTTATTATATGTGGTTGGACGAATACAAAAAAACAGTTAGGGAATCCACATTCATAGCTACTGAACGACGTATGAAAAAACACATTTTACCCACATTCGGGAAAATGCGACTTGAGCGTTTAACAGTCAAGATCGTGCAAAAATCTGTTAATGAATGGTATAAAAAGAATGAGATGGGAAAAGTACTTTTGAGTTATGCTTCTCGTGTTTGTGACTATGCTGTTGGTTTAGAAATAATAGACTCAAACCCATTTAAGAAAATAACTAAGCCTAGTTCGCTAAAGAAAGTAGAAAAGGATACAAAAAGAAAGTTCTATACAAAAGACGAACTGGAACATTTCTTAAATACAGCTGATAGCATTGCCAATCAAGCCAAAGAAGAAAGTTTAGTTCTAAAATACTATGCTGACTTAGACTGTGCTATTTTTCGCTTACTTTCTTTTACTGGTATACGTGTTGGTGAAGCTTTAGCATTGAATTGGAATGATATTGATTTAAAAAAGCAGGTAGTTAATATAAATAAAACTACTGCTATCAGTACAAATGGATTGACTATAAACGATCCTAAAACTTCCAATTCTATTCGTAAAATTTCTTTTGATAACAAGACTGCTTATATCTTAAAAAAATGGAAACTTAGACAGCGTGAAGCTTTAATGAAAAAAGGTGGGTTTAAAACACAACTCATTTTTACAAAAATTGATGGTACCATGTTCCGAAGTCAAGACATTTACCAACGTTCTAAAAGATTGGCAGAAAAAGCTAACTTACATTCTATTGGTTGTCATGGTTTTCGGCATACCCACGCAACATTATTATTCGAATCAGATAATGTTAGGTCTAAAATAATCCAAGAACGCTTAGGACATTCTTCTTTACAAATAACTATGGATACTTACACTCATATTTCTGATGAAGTTACTAAAGAAGCAACAGATGCTTTCAGTAGCTATGTAAATTTTTAAAATAGCAAATCTACATCAATAACTAAATCAGTAAATTCCTAACAACAAAAAAAGAGCCTAGAACCCTTATAAAGCAAGGATTCTAGGCTATATTCAAATAAATTATTTAGTTTCACGGTGTAATTTTTCTGCAACACCATATTTAGACAGACTAGAACTCACAAGGGTTTGCGTAATATCATTTTAATTCAAATTAGCAAAATAGACTATAACAACAAGATAAAATCTACATCAAAAAATTAAAAAAGGCAAGCGAATAGATATATAAATCATACCGAATAAACAAAAAAATCCCTACCTCTCACAGTGAGAAGTAGGGATTTGCTTATTTCTTAATAATTCAATGTTTGACCAGGATAAATCAAGTTAGGATTTGCTAATCCGTTTAATGCAGCTAAGACTTGATAATTAGTGCCGAGTTTGGCTGCAATACTTGATAAATTATCGCCGTATTTAACCGTGTAGACATTACTTGTTGCCAATCCATTGACTTTCAAAACTTGACCAGGGTAAATTAGATTTGGATTAGCCAATCCATTTAATGCCGCCAACGTTTGATAATCTGTTCCGTATTGGTAAGCAATACTTGATAATGTTTCGCCGTATTGTACTACGTGTGTTGCTTCTGGTTGCTTATCAGGAACTGTTGCTGCATCTGGTAATAATTCAATATTGCCTTTGCTGATCCATGACAAGATACCTCCAAGCAATACTCTGTTATCAGTCACTTCTTGTACTTTATAGCTGTTGCCTTTAACCCACTGAGGAATAGCTTCGCCAGTTGCCCATGCATCTACGTTAAATTTCACTTTGACCGTATCGCCAACTTTAACATCAGAATTCGGTGTTTTTTCGATTTCTTCACCTGCATCTGTTGCTGGCGTGTCCGTTTCTGGTTTATTGGTATCTGTGTAGCCATTATCAGTGATACCTGTTAAGTCTACGTTACCATCTAACCCACCAGCAATATAAGTAGATGTAAATTGCCAAATTGCAATACCATCCATACTTGGAAAATAGTTATACAATGGACTTGGTGTCACCTCATAACTAGGATATGCAGCAATCCATAAAGAATTAGGAAACTCTTTGATGATTCGTTGATAATCAACGTATTGCAACGTAAAAGGCTTGTAGCTGTAATACATTGGTGTATATCCTGCTTGTTTGATACGGCGCATACCATACAAAATCGTTTCTGTATTTGCGTTTACATCAGGACTAGCTCCATGTTCAAAATCTAATGCAACAATGGAATTTTTAGGCGTTTGGATGCGTGGCAAGAAATAATCCATTGTCGTTTTGGCAATGTCCATGCTACCGAACGTGTCGTACCAAATATAAGTGTGCGCTCGTTTTCCTTGAGCAATGGCACTTGCTACTTGCGTTTTATAAGTATACTGCTCGTAAATACCACTAGCATTATAGCCGCCAATTTGAGCAATAGCGAATTTATCATGAGCATAACCAAAACGACCTTGTTCGCCTTGATAAATCGCCCAATCAACACCTTGATCGCCTTTAGCAGCAAATACATTTAAAGGCATAAAAAATAGAGCGATTAACACTCTAACTAAAATTTTCTTTTTCATTCGTTTACTCCTTGTCTTTTAAATTATATGCTGATACACCTGTTACTACTCCTAAAAAAGTTGCAATGGCATTGATAGTTAAAACAGCCATATCTGTTTGTTGCCAACCGTAGGCTTTGCCTAACGTTGCTACTAAAACAGAACTAGCTGGTAGTACAGTAAGTACTCCCCATTTGATGATTTTGTAATACTTGTCTGGTAGTATCATTTTCAAATTCCTCCTAAGTATTTCGTGATTAAGTAAACAGCAACAGAAACCCCGATTCCCGCAATTGTTCGCCACGTCCACTTTTGATTCTCTTTTATTTCCGCAATATCGCCTTCATTGTTTTTGGCCATTGAGAGTGCTATATCTGCTTTCTCTCTTAATTGTTCATGATTATCCAACTTTGTCTCAATGCGTGCCAAACGATCGACGATTTCAATTAAAGGCTCATCTTTCAAATTATCGTCTCCATCCCTTTAACAAAAAAACCGCCTAGCTTTTGCTAAACGGTTTTCCTGTCATTTTAGTAAATTCCTCTTCTGTAATACAACTAGGTACAAATTCTGCGACCTGTTCAGGAGTAAACAGCCCCCAGTCAAACATTAGCTTAATGTCATCGTATGAATACATTATTCTGCACCTCCGATTTGTTCTTTAATAGCATCAATTTCTTTTGTATTTTGAAGTGAAGTAAGCATTGTTTTAGAATTGATTTGTGCTAGTAACTCTGCTTTAGCAGCAAGTTCTTCGTTTGCTTGTTTTAAAGCCGAATTGTCTACTTGTAAACTAGCAGATAGATTTTCCAACAAACTCAATTTTTTGGAATAATCTTGTGTTACAGCTTCTTCCCACTTACTTTCTTCAAAGTTAAAAAATTGTGACTGCTCATTGGCTAACCCTTCTAGCGGTTGTTCATCAACAAATGGTAAAACTACCGAATATGTGTCGTTAACTTCTTGGGCTTCAAACCCTACTGGATATAAAACTTTATAAATTGTTTTCATCTATGTCATCTCCAATTATGCTTTTTCTAAAACGTAAACTGCTTTAACGGTATATCCTTTTGAACGACTATTTGTTGAATTATAGTCGTCTCCTTGCAATCTTAAACGCCCACTAACATTTGCAAATTTAATTTTCTTTAAAGCTACTTCAGGAATAGAAGATGCTGCTGAACCACCATCATAAGAAATTAACGGTTGGTAAAAGAAAGTGCCTAAACGAGTTTGGGGGAAATTAAAACTATGTTCAGAATAGGCGTACCGTTCATCGTTTCCTGCGCCAGTATAGCGACCGATCAATAGAATAACTTGACTGATTTTAGAAAATTCACCAAGATCACGATTTTCAGAAGCAGCACAATAAAATCCCTCGCCCCAATTTTCATAAGCAGTCCGCCAAATTCTATCAGCAGTGACTACCTTACCTCCTATTTGAACGCCATCTTGAAAATTTTTAGTACCTAACACCGTCTCATTACCTACAGCTTTCACTAATTTTCCTTCAACGCCATCAATGGCATCTGCGTGTGTTTTCATGTACTTAACGACGCCGTTTTCTTTTAACTGAACAATATCTGCCATTATGCTTCAACTACCTTTTCAAATGTAAAAACTGGTAATGCGTCCAGTTTTGCTTTATCCGTTTTTGACATTAAACCGGCTTTTTCAGCAGTAGCATTGCCGGGAAGTGTTGGAATGATAGTCGTATCAGGCAACGCTTTTACATCAACAGCATTCAATACAACTTCTCCTACTTTGCCATTCACCGAGGATACTGTTCCTGCACCTGCATCACCAAGTTTTGCATCTACAAATTCGTTTAGACCTACAACACCAGTTGTACTAGTTTGTATATCAATAGCTACACCGTCTTTTTTTACTACATATAAATCAGGCATTTAATTCTTCATCTCCTTTTACTTTTTCAAACTCCACAGAAGAGCCACCGAGTTCCCCAGCATCATAATCGGCTATGATTTTTAACATTTTGTCATATTCTTGTTGTGATATCATAATCCCATCGCTTGGCAAATCTAAGTCTGCACGTGTAATAATCACTGCTCCAGTTTTTCCATTGACAGATAGAACTTTAGCCTGTCCGTTCATTATCTCTGATAAACCAAGGATTGCTGAAAAATGTGTAATAGGAAAAAACTGACGTTTAATACCATTTTCATCAGTTTCCATCATTCTTTTAGCATCAACCATTGTCTACACCTTCAATCGTAAAAACATTTTGTTTCGGATCATCAACTGTCGCTATGATTAGCGCCCCTTCTTCTATTGGAAAATTGACTGTTCCGACAACTTCTGCTTCATGATTCTTAGAAAATGAATCATCCTCTAAAATTTCCAACGTGTTTACATTACCAAATTTGATGGTGTATAGCCGTTCTTCTAACCGACGATACAAATAATCCATATCAGCCAATAAACGTTCAGAAAGTGAATTGTGGCGAACTCCTTGTATATCTACACGTGCATCCATTAATTCGGCTAGCATTGTACCGCCTGGATCAACAGTTTTTAAAATATCCTTAATTGATTCAAACCACATTAGATAATCTGATTCTTGGCCGTTTCGCCAAGCTTCAAACGTATCTTGTTGATGTTTGCGCCACTTTTCAAACTCTTCTTTTCTGGCGTTCATCCATGCTGTGAAGTCACCTTTGTTTTCATTGATAAAAGCGGTCATGTCTGCAATTAAATCTTCTATTGATTGCCAATACGAACCCATTTCACCTTCTGTTTTAGAAGCTGCATTCACAACAAAGTAAGAAAAGTTCTGCGTTGAGCCAATTAGATTGTCGCCTTTATGAATACTGAAATATGCTTCCTGTCTGTGCAATGACTGCATAGAATACTCATCAAAGGTATACTGGATAATCCCTTTTTTGGCATTCGCAATTTTTGCTGCTCGTTGAATCGGATATTTATTATCAATAACTGATTCAAAAAATACTTCGCAACCTGTTAAATCAAGTGGCAAAGCATTTTCAACTAATATAGCTTCTAGAACCTCGGTATTTCGGTTTCCTTGTCGTACATTTTGAATACCAATGTAATTGTATGGTTCCGTGGTGCTTAGTGTCGCTTGCCATTTAACCATTGAAAAATCCTCCTTTCGTTATTTTGGTGGAATAACAATCGATTGAATAGAATTAGCAAAAT